GTGCAATCGAATATGGCCGGCCCGAGATTGACTTGAAGTCGAAAATGCTGTTCGGCGGCCGGGCTCATACCAGCAAGGAAGGCTACCAATACCGCGTGCTGCCGCTTCGGCCCGACAGTTGGCGCGACACACCATCGCTCGCGCCCGGCATGACGCTCGACACGATGAGCGGCGGAAAGGTCCGAACAAGCGTGGCGAGAATGTGGGCGAAACCCCGGCCTTTCATCGACAAGAATTCACGCTTTCGGACGATGACGAACCGGCCTGGTTCGTCTCCTTGGCGCATCCCAGAATTTCACCCGTACGCGCCCGGCGCGATCCTGGCGGACCTTTTGGATGAACAGTTCGGCCGGCACCGTTCGGGGAGTATGGCATGATTAGCGGCATTGTCGGGACCGACCCGGCTCTGAAATACACGGTCGCGCCGACCGGCGGGGTGATCGTCTTAGAGCCCGCTTCCCAAAGCGACTTCAGCAGTTGGACGCTGACTCGGTTCTTGTCCGTTTCTGGGGTCAACGTGAGCGGCGCGGTGCTGATCCAGGGTGTGGCGGGACAATCGCCGACCCAGGTATTCGTGGATATCGGTGAAGGGACCAACCTGCCACTCGACCCGGCCAATCTCTATGTCTACCAGCTCACCACGGCCGCTGGGACGGTAGACACGCCGGCTCTATCCCCGGCTTGCTCCATTCAGATCGAGCAAGACAGCGTGAACCAAATCCTGTTTCGCGCGCTGCAATCTGGAATTTCCGCTCTTCGCCTGCCGGCCGGATTCAAAAACGGACCTCGGGTGATGCACGCCATGCCGCTATCAGGGGCTGGCGTGCCGGCGCTTCCGGCTATCACGTTCAACGAAACCTTGCTTCAGCAGCAGGACATTCCGATCGGGCAGGACATCAACACCGACTGGCAGTCGAACGAGTTCCAGATCGCCACGCAATCGGTGCGGCATTTCACCGTCTTCGTTATGGCCGCGAACGTAATGGAGCGGGAGTACTACAAGGATGCGGTAATCGCCATATTCTCCAGCATACTGGGTCCAGTATTGGAGAAGATCGGCAACAATGTAAACCATCGTTTCCAGGTATCTTCGAGCCAGATTATAGACAGGAACACCGAACCTGGGTTTTACTTCGCCGAAATTCTGTTAGAGTTCACCGGTCTTTATTCCGTAGGTATTAAAACCAGCTACGGTATTATTGAACACATCGCGGTTTACACTAACGAAACCGACGAGATATACTTGTCGGTGTGAATTCGCGATGGAACCGCTTTCGAAGCTCATTTATAGTAGTAAGGGACCATTGTTGGCGGAGCCTTTTTTGATGTCCGAGCAGATACTGTCTTATCAGCGCTTCGCTCAGAGAGTGCCGGTTGGCCATGTTGACCGGATTTGGCTGGGGCCTCTGCGGATTCTCCACGGTTCGGAAAAGCACACCGAGCAAGAGTGGTTGGCCATTGTTGAGGTTTTGCGCGCGAAGCCGGCGAAGCGGTAAGCGGCCCCTGGGAGTTTTGTGTAGATGCCGAACACGAACGTTCAGTTCCAGGGGCAGACGCTGCCGATCCCTGGTTCGTATTTCGCGGACAACGTGCAGGCTGCTCAGCCGGCCAATCCCGCGTTGGTCCCGCCGATGGTGTTCATCGCTTACGGGTACGGCGGCAAGCCGTTCACCCCGCAGCATTTCCCCAACGGTGGTGGTCAAGCCCTATTGGACGCGATGCGCGGTGCGCCATCCGCCAGTTTCGTGCCGTTCATCGCGAACCCCAGCACGCAGGAATTCGGCGCGTCCGAGATCATTTACATCAATTGCTCATCGAACACGCAGTCGAAGCTGACGCTGGTCGATGGCGTTGGCACCAGTGTGGTGCAGTTCACCTCCGCCGATTACGGGCCGCCCAGCAACCTTCTCATGCTGGAAGTGCAGACCGGCACCCTCGGCGGTGTCCTGCTGACCCTTTTCGACGGCTACACCGGCAACACCCAGCAGGTTTGTGACAACCTGGGCGTTCCGTTCCAGATCGCCTATACCGGCGCGTCTTCCGGCGTAACCATGACGGTCAACGCGGTATCCGGGATTGGCTCTCCGTCGCAATCCGGCGGCACGACCCTGACCGCCGGAACGGGCGCTACCACGCTGATGTTGAACAGCCCGATCGCCGGGGAATCCTACACCCTGCCGCTCGGAACGGGCCAATACCAGACGGTCGGCCAGCTCGCGAACTTCCTCAACACCACCGGCCACTATGTTGCCGAGGTGCTGCCGAATGTCGCCAACGGGCAGTTGCCGACTTCGTTCCTGGATAAGCAGACATCAGTCGCGCTTCCGGCGCCAACCGGCGGGATCGACAATTTTGTCAACGTGACGGCGGGCATCGGCTCCATCCTTTACTGGGCGAACCAGTTCGCCGTTGGGCTGGCGAGCGCGTCCGGCGTAGTGGCGGGCAGTTACGACGTGCCGGCCAACATCCCGCTGACCCATTTCGCAGGCGCTATAGCCGGGCCGCCGACGATCGGCGACTATGGGACTGCCTTCAGCAAGGCAGCTTCGGTGAACGCCTGGACGGTGTTTGCCGACAGCAACGATCCGGCCGTAGTGGCACTTGGCGTGCAGCACGCCCTCGATCAGAGCCAGCCATCGGTCGGCAAGTGGCGCCGCTTCCTGTCGGGCTCGTCCATCGGCGACACCGTGATCCAGGCCGAGACGGTCGCGCGGGGCATGAACGCTTTCGAATCCACGTATGTGTATCCGGGAGTGTGGCGCACGGACATCAACACCGGCAATAACACCCTCTACTCCGGACTGCATGTGGCCGCTGCGGTGGCCAGCATGATGGCCGGAAACCCGATTGCCGAGCCGATGACCATGAAGTCGCTGATCGGCAACGGTGTCGAAGCTCAGCTAACGCTCGGGGCCGGCGGCCAGGTTGATGAGCTTCAGCAGGCCGGCGTCATGCCGATCTACATCAATCCGCTGACCGGGGTGCCGACGATCGTCTCGGATATGACGACATGGCAGAACGACAACAACCCGGAGAACGTGTTCAACCAGCAGGTGGCGTGCCGTCACGGCCTGGCCTACTCGCTATCGCAGGGCCTGCATCCGTACGTCGGGCAGATCGCCTCCCCGTACGGTGTCGCCCGTGCCCGGAAGCAGTGCGTCAACATCCTGAACAAGCTGATCTATTCGCCCGGCAATAACGGCATCCTGGTGAGTTGGGACCCGAAATCTCTGGTTCTGAATTACGACGGTTCGACCCAAACGTTGACCGTCAAAGTTAATGTCGTGTTCGTCGGTCAGATCAGGTTCATCCTCGAACTCGCATTCGTGCAGCCGCTGAACCTGGCGGCATAAGGAGAATTCGATGCCGGGTTACAATCAACAGGCCCTGCTGTACAAGGTCCAAAACGCCAACGCCTGTTCGATTATGATCGGCGACGTGGTGATCGGCTTTGGCCAGACGGCTGCGCAGAATATGGACTTCGGGACGGAAGCTCTCTACGGCATCGGTAGCGCGAAGCCGCAGGAAATCCAGCAGCTCCGGTTCACGAACAGCTTCACGCTGGACAAATACAAGTTGTCGAAGGAAGGCATGGCCTACTTCGGGGTGACAACCCCGCTGTGGAGCCTGCTTGCCAACAACTACTTCGATTTCTTCCTGCTGGATACGGATGGCACGGCTTTCCTCGCCTACGTCGGTGCGGTGGCGCAGTCGAACAACACCAACATCGCCTCGAACACGCCGATGACCGAGGGAATGTCGTTCCTCGCGCTTGACGTGCTGGACCCGAATGGCGTGTCCGTCCTGAACAGCAACTCGGCGAACGTCTTCAACGCGCTGGCGTCGTCGGTGGCCATCCCGACCATCGCGCCCGGCGGCTAATCTGGAGTTCCTATGGCTGATGTTCTGAGTCAGACGCTCGAAATTCAGGTCGGCGAAGCGGACGCCGTAGAGTCTTTCACTCTGCGGGTCCCGACGCCGATCGACCGCGTACGGATGGGTGTGCGTGAGGCCGGCATACGGCGCATGTTCGATCCGGGTGGTCAGGGCTGGGCGGCTGGCCTGGACGATGAAGTGTTCTTCATGGTCAAGGGTATGGCGGTACTGGAAACGCTGCTGGAAAAATCCAGCTCGCAATGGCCCTACACCGAATTCAAGCCCGAACGCGGCGAGCCCGAGCTACGGATCGACATCACGAAGTTTCCTCCCGGCAAGGAAGAGGTGATCGCGGAGGTAGGACGGAAGTTTGGTGACGCCCTAGCTCGATTTCACCGAGAAAGGGTTGGACATACATGATCCGCTTTTTCAAAAACTCTGGCGCGTAGCCTCGATACAAGGCCATTTCGACCCCTGGCATCCGCGCCTGCTGAACAAAACCGAGGCGCAATTGGATGCCATTCTCGAAGCCTACGCAGAAGATTTCCCGAAGAGGCTGAAATTCGAGCGTCGTGGTGCCCGTAAAGACCGGGATACGGTCGAAACTTTGTCGCTGCTATGGGCGGACAAGCTGACCGGTAAAGGCCGGGACACCCTGCGGTCCAAGGTCGCATTCAAGATTCCGGACAATTTTCGTCAGTCGCCGAACGCGACATCGGCGCGGCCGGTACCTCGGAGGAAGTGATCGTTGCCCGACATCAACATCAACGGCGTTCCGCCCGGCACCCCTCCAACCCAAACCGGCACGTATCGAGGGAGCGTGTCGGATAACCCGCAACGCGCGGCCGATTTCGAAGCGGCCCGGAAGAGCACGCAGCGGCCCGAGTCCCAGCAGACGGCCAGCGATTATGACCGGGCGTTGAAGCAGCAGGCGCGAGAGATCAGTCAGAACGCCCAGGCGGAGAGCAGGCATCGTCGGCAGGAAGAGGCGCTGTTCCGTAGCCGCGAACAGCACCAGCAGCGCCAGCAGCGCGCCCAGGACCGTCAACTACGCGAAGAAACCCGGATGCGGGATGCGCAGCTACGAGAGGAAGCCCGAGCCCGTAAACTGATCGAACGGCGGCGCGACCAGGACGAACGCGCCCAGGCCATGCTGGAACGGCGCAAGGCGACCGAGGCCGAGCGTAGGCAGCGGCAGGAAACCATGCTTGGCCGGGCGTTTTCCAATCTGGAAAGCCGCGCCTCGGCGGTTCAAAGCCCGGCAACCTACCGGGCGATCCAGCGCGCCTCGGGCAACCTGCAATCCCGGATAGGCGATTTCCAGCGCCGGTACGGCGGGGCCAT